GGTACTATTGGCCTAGGAATGTCCTCTCCATTGAATATTGAGGACATCAAGAGAGGACTTGCGCACATTGCCATGGATGCACAGGTGAGTCTTAATTTGGACCCACTGCTGAAAGCGCCTACGGCACATGAGAAAATTGCACTGCCAGAGGGAGACTTTGTCCCAGTGGGTAAGGCGATCTATAAAGTTGCTTCGCCTACAAAGACGGCCCTCAGAGAAAGTGCAGTTCACGGTATGATCACAGCACCCACAACTGCTCCGAGTGCGTTGGCACCAAAGATAGTGGAGGGTGTGCGTGTTGACCCAATGCAGCTAGGTTTAAAGAAAGCTGGCCGCATTCCACCCTCACTTGACTTAAACCGATTGAACATTGCCCTCAATGACGTGGAACGCGTTGTGAACACGATCCCTGATCCTAATCACGCGCGTATTCTCACAGACGATGAGGCTGTGGCTGGAGTGGAGGGTGATGCTTTTCTTGCCCCCATCAATCGCAAATCATCGCCGGGGTTTCCTCTTACCAAAGAGAAGAAGGGGTTGCCAGGCAAAATGCGGTGGTTGGGGGAAGTAGAGTACAAACTTGACCCTGAAATTAAGGCCGAGATGGCCAGAGTCGTGGAAAATGCGAAACACAATGTGCGCACGCCCACAATCTGGACAGACACACTGAAGGATGAGCGACGTCCGCTTGAAAAAGTGGCGATGGCTAAAACCCGTGTTTTTGCGGCCGGACCTATGGTTTATACCTTGGTTTTTAGGAAGTACTTTCTTGGCTTCGCTGCACATTGTGCCAAGAACAGGATAGACAATGAAATCTCGATTGGGACTAATGTCTATTCTCTGGACTGGACACGCACGGCCGAACGGTTGTGCAGCAAAGGTAACAAAGTCATTGCAGGAGATTTCTCTAATTTTGACGGCACGTTGGTGCTTGAGATTTTGGCAGAGATCGTTGAGATCGTGAACAAGTTCTATGACGACGGAGAGGAAAACGCACTCATTAGACGTGTTCTCTGGAAAGAGATCGTCAATTCAGTGCACGTCTGCGGAGACGACGTCTACATGTGGACTCATTCTCAACCGTCTGGTTGTCCGATCACGGCCATTCTCAATTCCCTCTACAATTCTGTGTCAATGAGATATGTGTGGCTCACAGTGATGCCACCTGAGTTCCAAACGATGCGCTCGTTCAACGAGCATGTTGCTATGGTATCTTATGGTGATGACAATTGTGTAAACATCTCAGATGCTGCTATTGATCATTTCAATCAGCTGACCATTGCTGAGGGATACAAGGAGATGGGCATGACATACACGGACGAAACGAAATCTGGAAAGATGATTCCCTATCGCTCGATCGATGAAATCGGGTATTTGAAGAGAGGATTCAAGTGGGACGAGGAAGAACACCAGTACATTGCTCCCCTAGACCTCTCTGTAGTGCTCGAGATGATTAATTGGGTGAGAGGGGACTTCGATCGAGAGGAGAGGACCATTGAGAATATGGAGACCTCTGCTTTTGAGTTGTCCTTGCACGGACGCGAAGTCTTTGAACATTGGATTGGACGATACAAACAAGCAACGCGCGGATTTCAGATGCGGCCACTCTTCCTGACCTATGATGAATATCGATTCGTCGAGGCCAAGAAGTATGGCCGACTGGCAGCCGCGTGCAATTAAATCCGAAGCTAGGGGCCCCCACTAATCGCCGCAAGGTGGGGGCAGCAAAGCCCGGTCTTCGGTCTTCTCTGCGAGAAGGGCGGAGAGCCCACAAGCTCTACTAGTTGGTGTGTGCCGCCTAAAATCCAGGCTACCAACTCGGCGCTTTAGATCAGATCCGTTTAATCGAGCGGCTGAGAGTTAGCTAACTCAATCGATTGCTATGACACAAAATCAAAAAGATTTGTCCCATATTGGGCCACAAGAAAACGTTCAACAGATCACTACTTTCGTTGATGATACGGAGATTCAAACGTATGAGAAGCCTTCGATTTCTTCAGTGAGAGCATGGACAAAGATGGCCGAGGATGACAAGATGCATGATATTCATTCCATTCTTAATCGTCCAGTGAAAGTTCATGAGGGAGAATTTAACTCTACATTTGCGAATGTTTCGTTGAAGTTTCCCGACGTGATTCTGCAAAATTCAACTAATGTTGTTAAGAAACTTGATTATTTCACATTCTTTCGTGCCAACGTAAAGATTCGTTTGATTTTCAATGCCACTCCTTTCATGAGTGGCAAGTATTGGATGTTTTTCGCCCCTTTTGATGTAGTTTCTAATAGAGGGGCCATGCTGGGGAACCTTGCCAATGTGACAGGTTTCCCCGGGGTTGAAATTGACATCGCGAGTAACGCGCCGGTAGAAATTAAGATGCCGTACTGTTCACCTTTGTCACATTTCAATCTGCTTGATGCGCACTCTAACATGGGTGAGCTGTATCTTGTTCCCCTCAACACCATCCAGTCTGGTGTCTCCCCTCTTTCTGTGGGGGCGACATTCACCATTTTTGCCTGGTTTGAGGATATTGAGCTTGCTATGCCAACTTCTAAGGGAGTTTCAGTGCCCGCTCAAAAGTGGGTCGCTCAGATGGAGACTCGTTCAGAGGAACATCAGGCCACTTCCGGACCTCCCATTTCCGGAATAGCAAACTCAGTGGCTAAGGCCGCTTCAGCTCTGGGTGCAATACCCACATTAGGGCCGCTGATGCGCCCTGTCGAGTGGGTGTCTCGAGCCATTGGTGGAGCCGCTTCGGCTTTGGGATGGAACAAGCCCACAAATCTGGACAAGGTTTGCCCCTTCATCAATATCCCAGCAAAGGGGTACACCAACGCAGACGGGATCGACCTCTCGGTCAAACTTGGAGCAATGCCAGACAACGGTCTGACATATGATGGAGGCATTTTCTCAACTGACATCGATGAGATGGACATAGCCTACGTCTGTTCCAAGTCTTGCATTTTTCGTGCGGGACTTTCTTGGAATTTGGACAGACCTGCTGGGACTATTATACATCGCAACAATGTTGCTCCTGGCATGGCCAGTGGTAGTAGTGGGTCTGTTTTGATGCCCACAACCGTGGCCTACGTTGCCTCCATGTTTCAACAGTGGAGGGGTGCGATCAAATATCGAATTACGGCTGCGAAAACAGCTTTTCACTCAGGTAGATTGCGTATCACGTACCACCCTGGCATCTACGGAGCTGATGTCTTTTCTGACACAGTCCCGGAGAATGCCTACAATTGGATTCTTGACCTGAGTGTTTCATCAGAACTTGAATTCGAGATACCGTATGTTTCTAATGTGCCTTGGAAAGAGGTTTATGTTGGCACATACGCTAACGCGAATTGGGATCTGGAGAGATACTCAACAGGCACTATTACCGTAACTGTGCTCAACGAGCTTCGGAGAGCATCAGACTCAGTCGCAGACAACGTCCCCCTAAACTTTTGGGTTTCAGGGGGAGACGATATCTCTTTTGCAATTCCTGATTTCTCTCGCTACGCTGTCACCACGCGTTCAACATTGCTTGGTGACGTGATGGAAGAGGAGGAGGAGGTCGAGCAGCCCTGGAAGGCTCAGATGTTCAATCTGACGTCCAGTGCTGTTCAGCATAATGAGCAGGTCGACAACACAGCATCTACTGCATTCCCCATGGGCATGATGGACCGAACAATGGCTGAGCAACTATGCATTGGTGAGAAAATAACCAATTTGAGACAACTCATTAAGCGATTTGGGCTAACTTCAATTGGTAAACCCTTTCCTTATATGAGTTTTGATGGTGCCAGCTACTGTTTTCCGGGTCCCATCCCGCTCAACAATGACTTCTATTTGTACAACAAGTTGAGAGTTGATCCTGCATTCTTTGGAGAAATGACATCTTCTGCTACTCCACAGCCGCAGATCGTTTACTTGCCAAGTGATCGTCTTCCAGACGGTAGCCTTGAGCTCGGCGATTATGTGGCTGCATTGCATTATCCAACTCGCTGCCCACTCTACTACATTTCCTACCTGTATAGGTTTTGGCGTGGATCGCGCAGATACAAGGTGGCGACCCCAGTCACCAACGGTTTGCGTCCGATTTCGATGGGCAAGCGTGCGACCACGTATGAAACCGCCGGTCGTGATTTATACTCAGAAGCAACTGATGGTTACAGCTATGATGCTATTCGACCATCTGACCCGCTCATAGTTCGTCGTTCTGCAGAAATCGACGAGAATGGGACGTTGCAAAATCCAGAAATCGGTATTTTTACAAGTACCCAAACTTCTTCAGTGTTCGAGCATTATGTCTATCCGGACCAGAACGG